CAGTGTCAGGTTCTAATTGCTCTACTTGAACAGGTGGTTGCTGAGGTACATCAATAATTTTAAGATATGGTTCTGTAACTTTGTTTAAAGGATCTTCTTCTATTGGTAACCGTGCATCTTGTTGTGCTACTACTTTGTTATACTCTTCTTCTCCACCAAACATACTGAACAACATGTCCTTGTACTCTTGTATAAAAGAATAAGGGTCATACTTACTTTGCTCAGCCTCTTGTAATTCCTTGGCAGGTGGGTCAGCAGACATCATACCAGGCGAACTAGTTACAGCTTGCTGTCCTGAAGCCAGCATACTTTGCTGTAGTTGCTCTTCAAGCTTTTTAGTTAAATCAAATGAGTATCTAAATTTATCTGCCATTATATTACCCCACTGCAATAGCAGCAGCAACACTACCAAGAGCGCCCCACATGCTATTAGTTCTACTGGCTTTTGCTGAAGCTCTAGCGTCATCACTTTGTATTCTTGCGATAGCCAATTGGGTTGCTCTCTCTGCATCATTATTAGCTGTCTGCCATGCATAACTCATCAAGTCCCTTGTTTCTTGCATCATAGCATTGTAAGCTAATACAGACATCTCATTCTGTGCCATAGCAAAATCACGATTAGCTTGGTTTGTCGCTGCTGTGTTTGTTGTAGCAACATCTCTAAACCATTTTGTATTTGCCTGTTCAATGATTAAAGAGTTCTGAGCATTAAACTGTTCTCTTGCATCACGCATAGCACTATTATGTAGAGCTACAGCATTGGCTTCCCCAGCATTAAATCTGTTCTGTGCATTAATCTGCTCATTGTTCTGTAGTTGTACGGTAGCTGTAAGGTTATCATAGAATTGCTGCACTTGTATGTCATTGGTAGCGTTAAACTGTTGAGCAGCATTCTGTGCAGCTTGATCTGACAGCATTGCATTTGTTATTTGCTGTGTTTTAAATATACTAGTTTGCTGCTCATTGTCAAGGTTTTTCATGTCAATCTGTAAGAAAGCATTTGCCTGTTGCACTTGTGCCTGTTGGCGATTGTTTAAGTTAGCAGTATCAATCGCAGTCATAGCTGCAGCATCAGCTAGAACTTTAGCATTGGCAGAGTTGAGGTTTGCAATATCTACAGACTGAGCAAGTCTAGCATTCTCTAGTGCAATGGTTTGCTCAGCAGTAAAGTTCATATTAGCTATGTCACTAATCTTAGCTGCATTAGCTACACGGGCTTGGAACTCTTGGTTAAACTCTAAGCCTAAAAACTCAGCACGTTTCTCTGCAGCAAACATAGCAGCCTGTTGCCTGTTAGACAGGTTCTGCATTTCAAATTGAGCACTAGTCTGTGAATCTCGTACAGCAATAGGGAGCGCACTTTCCATAGCAGCCTGTACAATAGCTTGACCTGCCATAGAAGATGCACTCAACCCACGCGCAGCCATCTGTGCGGCTGCTGCCCTCATAGCACCTGCTGCCCAAGCTGGGGGTTTGCCAGTTTCAAAGTCTTCCATAAGACCCGTCAGTTGGCCTTGGACAGTAGCGTTAGATGAGGGTTGCCCTGTAGCTGCCTCAAAGTTTGTCTCTTTACGCACTCTTGCCATATCAACAGTAGAGCCTTCAATAAGCTCACCTGCTTCTACCTTACGTGCATCAGGGGCTTTAACCTTTTGTGCTTCATCAATCTGTGCTGCACTTAAACCTAGCTGAGCTAATTGATCAGGAGACATAGTAGCCGCCTCAGCTAAAGCTTCATCACTAGGCTTACCTGTAGCAGCAGATAGTTTATCTAAAGTGCTTTGAACTTCATCTGTTACAGTTTTAGCTTCTACTTCTGGTGCCTCTGTTTTAACAGGTGCTGTAGCTGGTGCTGCTGTTTCTGCAGTAGTAGTGGTTGCAGTAGGGGCTGTCTCAGATACTTGGCCTGTACCTTCTGCTATAGTAGTACCTTCAGCATTAGGATCAATGGTTGCTACCTCAGACTTTTTAGCAGCATCTCCTGACTGCATAGAGGCTGTCATTTCTGCACCTGTATCTAACGCTGATGTTTTAAAGGCTGCATTAGCTGTGTTAAAGGCTTCATTAGCTTTATTAAGATCTACCTCTGCTCTTTGTACTGCCTGTACTAGAGATTCGTTACTAGGATCTGCAGACTGAGCATCCCTAGCTGATTGCAATTTTATTGTAGCATCACTTACACGTTGCTTAGCTTGATCCAGTTTAGCTTGTACATCACCACCCTCATTAAAACCTGTAGGTTCTGGATTAATCATATTCATGGCACGTTGTGTTGCATATCCCATACGCTGTGAGTAGGCAGGATTAGCAGCAATAATCTTTCTCTGCTCATCACCCTGCATATCTTTTAATTCAGGTATAAGTCTACCTACTTGTTCTGGTGTAAAACCTAAAAACTGTTTAGCCATTTTTTACTTCCTACCATCCAAAAGGACTTGATCTAACTTAGCATCTAATGCATCAATCTTGTCTAGTATTCTATTAATGTTTGATGATACTTCTGTTTTAGTAACATACTCTTTAGCTACTTCTTCACGGGTCTTATTAAGTAGTAACTGTAATCGTTGCACTTCCATAAACAAACCTCTAGCTAGAAATCCAGCTACAGCTAAGGCGGCGGTAAGCCCTACATTCCAAATAGTATCCATATCCATTATACTGTAGTCCCGTAAACTCTTCTATTATGATTCATACCACACCCTAATTCTACCATTACCACCATCTGTGTGTCCATCATCTTTATCGTGTCCTGCACCTCCACCAGGTACAGAGCCATTAACTCTAAATGCCCCACCATTTCCTGCATAGGTAGATGAACCAGGACTAGTTCCAGAAGTCGCACCACCAGCACCACCACCAGCACCCCAAATAGAAGAAGCTCCGTTAATATTGCTTGCTCTACCGCCCTTACCCCCATTAAAATCAGCCGCCGTGTTACTTGCAAATGGGTTTGAGTTTCCACCAGACGTATCCCAAGTGTAACCACCTGACCCGCCTGTACCACCATCTCCTCCACCAGATGAAGACGTACCCCCTTGTCCTCCACCCGCTGTATATACAGTAGAGTTTGTTAGGGTAATTGTTGAGGCTGATCCACTTGGAGCATCTGTTTGTCTTGTACCCGTTCCAATAGCTCCTGCGCCAACTACGAAAGAAGCACCATTTAAATCACTTGCTTTTATAGAAATAATGTAGCCACCGCCACCTCCACCGCCGCCTAAGCTGTATTTATCAGATCCGCTTGCGCCAGAATCATACTCAGATGTGGCACCGCCACCACCAATAGCATAGACAATTACCCACTGATCATTAGCAACACTTGAGGGTTTTGACCACGTTGTGTTAGATGAGTATTCTACAAACGTCATACCTGTAGAAGAGCCTGTCCAACTATCGGGAACTAATGGTGTATCACTATATTTTCTTGTACCATAAAAATCTCCAAGAGATATACTTCCAGAAGTAGGTACGCCTGTGTTTAAGTTAGGGACATAGGAGCCACCTCTATAGTATTCAGACATAGAGATTGGATTAGTTCCACCAAACTCAGTTTGAAGATCAGATAAAGATATAACACCTGAAGACTGTAAAGCCATTATACTGTTCCGTAAGCTGTCACATTACCAACTACTGTTAGGTTACCTGATGCATCTAGCTTCATCTTATTTACTCCACTAGTAGCAAAGTAAAGAACCCCAGCACTTTCTGTAATAGTCCAATCGCCTAAGTCTACTGTTGTAGCATTTAGAGTAGAAGCAGAAAATGCCTGACTTGCAGATCCAGCTAATTCTGCTTTTGTATCAATCTCAGTTTGCAAACCGTCAATGTTAGATATAACGTGATTATGACTATCGTCTGCTACTGTAGCAGTAATACTTACATTTCCGCTTCCATCAAAAGAAGTTGACCCTGATACATCACCAGTTAAAGAAATAGTACGTGCAGTTGCTAGGGCCGTAGCTGTATCAGCATTACCTATAAGACCCCCTTCAATATTAGCTACAAGTGTTCCTGTAGTAATACCCAAGTTACCTGTAGAGGCACCTGTAAATGTACCTGTACCTACTTTAAACTTATCTTCGCTTTCATCCCAACCAATAAAGGCATTATCAGATGTACCACGTTCAATAACAATACCAGCATCATTGGCAGGTGTACCTGATGTGCCATTACCTAGCTCAATAAGGCTATCTGCTACAGTGGTGTTGGTAGTATTAACTGTAGTAGTTGTGCCGTTTACTGTAAGATTACCAGAAGCAGTGATGTTGTTAAAGGTTACGTTTGAGTTTGTAGCCACAGCTTGACCAATGGCAACAGTAGGTGTAGCGCTCTCTCCTGAGTTATTAGTAAGAGTAACACCTGTACCAGCAACCAAGCTACTTACATAATTACCTGTGGTATCAGTACCCAGCGCAACAGAGTTTGCCTGTATTGTAGTTGCTATTGATACATTACCAGACCCGTCTACGCCCGTTACAGAACCAGCGACATCTCCTGTTAAGGCAAAATCACGACCTGTCTGCCATGCACTAGCTGTAGTAGCATTACCTGTTACAGACCCTGTAAAGCTTGCATTTGTTCCGTCAGTCCCACTATCAAGAACACTAGTACCGTCTGTACTCTTAATATCACCAATCAAGTTACCTGTGATGTTTTTACTAGATCCAGTTACAGTAAGGTCACCATCTATGTCTACATCGCCACCAATGTTTACAGCACCAGCCACACCCACGCCACCATCAACAATAACAGCACCCGTAGTATTAGATGTACTTGCTGTGGTGTTGTTAAAATTAACTGCCCCTGTTACATCTAACGTACCTGCCACAGTAGCATTACCTGCAAGTGTAGCATTTGCATCTGAGAATGTAATAGCAGTGGTGGGGGTAGACCCAGATTTAATTACCGTTTGTCCTGAAGAGTTTGATATACCACCAAAAGTAGTACCATCATCCTTAAGTGTAATATCACCGCCGTTGGCATCAAGAGTAATATCACCTTCAGCATCAACAATTAGATTACCTGCAACATCTAAGGTAAGATCCCCAGAGGATACATCAATCTCATTATCTGCTAAGCTTAAATAACCATTCTCACCTACAGTAATTGCATCGGCATTTAAAGTACCATCAAAAAAGCCATCCTTAAACTGTACGCCAGATGTACCTAGATCAAGGGTGTTAGTTGTTTTAGGTTGTACATCTGTAGCGGATACAACAAGGTCTTGGCTAGGTCCAACCTTAGTAATAGGAGCACCCTCACCTGACGTGCCATCATGCCTGTGACCTGTTGAAGCATTAAAGGCACCCTCTAATGCATTATATTCTGCGTCAAAATCATCTGCGTCAATAACGTTACCATTGGCAATGTTGTTCGCCGTGTCTTGTCTGGTGTAACCTGCCATGCTGTTTCCTTACTGTCTATCTTCTTGACTGAACTCTAATAAAGCAGTGTCAAGTGTAAAAGGTGGGTTTGTTGTAGCGTCTTCTATTCTTAAAGATATTGTCTTACCTGATCCTATTATATTAGTATTGTATACTTTATCTAACTCGCCCCCAAATGTTGAGGTGTTAAATATAGAATTAGAAGCGCCGAAGAAAAATATGGAAGAACCTGTTCCTGTTATTTGTTGCGTTGAAGGTTGTACTACTTTAGTATCTGTAGATGAATCAAAGTCGTATTTTATATTTAATGTTAAGTTCATACTAGCAGAGGGTTCTACATATAAAGTAAGTTTATAAAAAGTTTTACGTACTTGTGGATCAGTTATTGGCATAAATGGAGATTCATAAATTGCCTTAATAGTAGAGCCATCAAACGTTGACCCACTTTCCATAGTATAAACATAGCCATCCTCATTAGCAAAGGCTACTGTCTCTAGAGTGGAGGTATATCTACTATCTGCTATGCTCGCTTTTATTCCTGCAGTTGTAGACCAGTTAAGACCATCTGCCCCTTGAGATATAAATTTAGTTGCTATTAGACCTTTAGCAGTATCTTTTGTTTCAGACTCTGTATATGCAAATATTCTGTACTGTGCCTTTTCCCTTAATACTACAGAAGAAAAAGTGGATGTCTGGTTTATAAAGGTACTAACGTCTTTGAATATCTTATCTGAGGTTACACCTAAACCAAAGTCACCTATTCTTTCTGTGGCGCTTAATAGTCTAATACCATCAGGTGCAAGATACATAATGTCTCCACCTACTTCCTGTATTGTATCTCCATTAATACAACCCATGCGATCCGTTATAGGGGAAACAGTAAAGTCTGCTGAAGTATTACCTGTTAATCTTTTAATACTATCTTCTGTAAAGATAATAAGTTGGTCACGAAATACTACTAACCCTGTAATGTCATTTGCTACATTTATAGACCCTGCACCGTTTGCTGTATTAAAATCATCTACAGTAAAGGGGGCAGTAAAAGTAATAACATTATCTTTAGCATAGAAAGCTGTGTTTTTAAATATAGCTACATGTTGTGTGGCGCTTATCGCTGTACTGTTTGAGGCCGATAGAAAGGTAACAGAATTACCTGATGTATTATATATTGCAGGATAATTAGTACCATCCACAAAAATAACTTTATCATCACCATCAAAGTTATACAATACACTTCTGGCCTTGCCACCGTTAGCACCAGCACTAACAGCCATAAAAGTCCATGTTGTACCCGTACTATAGTAATAGGCTGTTTTATTTAAATCTGGTGTATCTAAATGCCTAAAGGTTAAAGCTACGTCATTTGCTAGAGTTTGCGCAGAGGACAAAACTAAAGTGTTTTGATCTGTTACTGTGGTAACAGTTACTGTTCCAGATATACCTGTACCAGTAACAACCATGCCAACTTCAATAGTACCAGAATTACCGTCTACTGCTAGTGCTGTTGATGAGCTTATCGCACCATTTACAGAGGCTGTTGCTGTAAGGGCTGTTATCGCACTATTATCTACCTTACGTGCGGCAACTATTCTTGCAGAGCTTATGACTTTAAGTGCTAAGATAGGACCGGAACCTGGAACTTCAGTAGAACTATACTTCGAGTATCCTAGTATCTTAGAATAACCACCTTCCTTATTAACTTCAAAGTTTTGCAATAAGGTAGCAGAGCCTACAGCATTTGTACCATGCTGCAAAGCACTTAGGTTGGAAATAAGACCACCCTTAAATTCAATGGGAAATGTTTGCCACTGTGTAGCCATTAGTAATATACTCTTGTATCTCTAACGTATTCGGTTCTATTTATGTGAAGAGTCCG